GGGTAAGGCTTTGGCACGAAGCATCAAGTTGAAGGTTCTATCCAGCAACGGCATTAACAGTTCTTTCTGAATCCGTGCCACCGCTGGTCCCAGGAGCTGATGGAGAAATTCCAACCGTTGTAAAATTTCTGTTGCCGTGGGTGGCGTTTTCCCCATGGCTTGAAACTGGAGTAATTGTTCCGTGAGAAAGATTTGGCGAATCTGGAGCTTGGATTCATTTTCGGGAATGGCGGTATGGTCAAACCGTTGCCCAATCTCCAAGGGACGAATCGCATCCAGCTGTCGCACCACATTCAATCCCCCTGGGACAATCTTCGGTACATTCACCACTCCGGTTTCCAGCACGTTCAAGACTGGATAGACCGCTAAGGCCCACTGTTCCAGCTTGAGTTGTCGTGCCCGATTCAGGGTGGCTACCTCAGGAATGGCGGTATGTCCTGGACCCCGACCCCAAATTTCTCCAGAGGTTTTGTCCCAACGGGCGACAAAGAAGGGGAAATCTTTAAATAACTTGGGCTTCGTCAAATCATATTGTTTTTCCAAGTCAATGTACTTGGATTCCCAGGGTTGACGTTCCCATAATGAGGCCGGTTGTACCGAATGTAAGACGGGAATTGGTTGGTATGGTTTACTTTCAAACTGACGCAACCGATCGGGGTGTAGAGATTCCGGACCCCATCGCTTAACAATTTCCACCAGGGTCATGTCAATTTCCCGTACCACCGTATCCACAATCCCCATGCCGTTTTCTTGAATCACATAGGTGCCAATTGGCACCGACTGAAACCGTAACCCTCGGAACCCACGGATGCGACTGTCTTTGTTCTCTTCAAGGAACAGACAACCGGTGCCAAAGGCTGCGAGGGAAAAAAAGGTTTCATGAATGGCTGACCGGAAGTTGGACACATTGAGGGCATTGAACATCCGTCGTGACGATTGATCCAACCAGAGTTGGACGGCTGCTTCAAAGTTCAAGTCTTCATTTCGCATCCGTAGACTAAACCACATGCCTGAAACCGTGGACACCAACGCATTGACTAACTTATTGAGGGCATCAATTCCTGTGGCATCAAAGAGTTCCTGTGTCAGCTTATCGCCATCCGCTCGTTTGGTCCGGATGTTCGCCAAGTGCGGTACCAAGAGTTCAGCGATCTTTTGCCAGTTATTGTCCCAGTTGTGGCGTTGGGCCTTCTGTTCTTTATAACGTGTAATGATATCTACGGTTGATGGCATAATCTTATCCTAACATCGGTTTGCCTACATTTTGTGCCGGTACGGGTTTGCCTAATTTGGAGACCACGAATAATTGATCCTCGGAGATTCCTCCCCGTTGATGGCGTTGTTTGGCTAACCGTCGTTTTCGTCCAGACTTCGTTTCCGGAGCTTTAGCTACGGGTGCCGGTTTTGGAGCTGGAGCTGGTGGTGGTGATGGACTACTAAAGAAGCCTCCCATTTATTTCTTGCTCCTATTATAAGATTTGGATGTCGTGGTTAAATTGGACCGACGGTTATTGTTGGGATTCCCATCTCGATGATGCACATCCTTCCCATCACCTTTTTTCACCCGCCCATCTTTCTCCATTTGATATCGTGCCCGTCCACGGGCTGCCCGATTCTTTTTCTGTTCCGGCTTGCCGTGGTAGTCACGGTATTCTTTTTTGTAATCTCGTGCCATTACGCTTGGCCTTTCTGTTTCTCCAACCAGTCCCGTATATCTTGTTCGGTCCCACATACCGCTCCTTGGCAGACATCAGGGTGTGTATTCGGTCCACAGGCCAAGACATACATAGGACATAGAATCATGAAGAGTACGAGCCATTTCATGCGATCCCTCCCAGTGTGGGTTTTGCCACCTTGTTTTCCGGAATTGGCATTCCCAAGGTTGACGTTAACATCGTTGATTGCGAGGTCACCGCCCGTTGACGACGGAGCCGTTCCTGTCGCTCTGCTCGTGATTCCTTCGCTGCCAGTTCCGCATCTGACGGAATATCGAAGCTTGGGGGACTGGGAGGTTTGGGGGCTGTTACCATCCCCACAACAGCTGTTGCTGCTGTACTGGCGATGGAGGCAGCAATAAGGTGACCAATCGTTAGGGTTTTTGGTTCGGCACCACCCCCTAAAGCGGGATACAGTCGTTCCCCTGTGTCGAGGTCACGAACCCACAATGAGTCGGGTATAGGTCGCTTCCATCCGGTCTGGCCCCCATCGACGCAACCGTTGTCGCCACCGCTCTGACAAATGTCCTTGATAACTAAAGTTGATTTCATACGCTCCCTGACTTTCTGCCCACTCTATATAGCGTTGGTAGAGTCGAATGAACTCGGCTCCAGGCCGATATGTTTGCCGATAAAATGACCATGGGATCATTCCCACCAGATGATCGGCCCATGGATGAGGATAGACCACTCCGAAGAGTGCGGCACGAAAGTTCCCAATCACCCAACACTGGCGTGTGGGGAAGAGGTCCTTCAACAAGTAGCGAAACTTGTCGGGGTTCGGCTTGCCAGCCTGATTCAATGTCGTATGGGCCTCGTCCAAATACGGGACCAATTGTTCGAGATCGTCGAGTTCCCAAATCATCGATAGGACCACTGTGCGGGTAATTCTACATCAGCGGTCTTCCCTAATTTAAAGGGTGAAAACGTCATCCCTGCGGTACGAGGCAGGGATGGAACGTGCATGACCTTATCTCGACAGGCTACTCCGAGGTAACTAAAGGCTGAACCTCCGTGAGAGTGTTTGTCATGCAGCTCCCGATTTTCGTATTGTTGCAAGCGTTCATTCCATTTGCGTCGATAATTTTGAAGGTGGATCAATCCATCCCGACAGTGTTCCTGGTCAAAGTAACAGTATTTAAAAATCAACCGCCCTGCATTGATGCGTTCCTCCACCGCAAGTTTGGGCAGGACAATAAACGGAATGCCTAATTGATAGGCTGTGTCACATCGTCGAATCCCCGCTTCCTCATTCGGTTTGTTCGCATCCCACGGGGCGTAATGGTTCCCATAGGTATACGGCAAGCCATGCACATATCGAGCAAAATCGGTAATGGAGCCAGTGTGACTATTGTAAAACTCAATAATATTGATTTTGTTATCATACACTTGAAAGAGCCATGCTGCAAAATTCAACCCAACGCCAAGATCACACACCGTATCCACGGGTCGATATGGATCGTATGGAATGCGAGTAAATCGGTCACGAAGCTTGGCCTCCTCAAACTGTTCACTGAAAAACCCTCCCTGCATAAAGCCTTCAAAGGAACAATAATATTCCTGGGAAATGAGTTCCTCCGGCATTCCCGATCGTCGATCCGCATCAATGGTGGCTTGGCTAACCACCGGTGAGCCGTCGTGCTTGAAGGTCTGGTCACTCGTATAATAGGACGTAAACCATTCGGGTTCCCGTTTCCCATGCTCATAGAGCTTATAGCCGTGATTGTGTCCTCGTGGGGTATAGGCGAAAATGGCAAAGCCATCATTGGCCGCCAAGATGGGTCGGACCAGGTTCCATGATTCTTCGGTGTCATACGCTGCGAATTCACTAAAGACTGCTCCCAAACAGTTGGTCCCAATCGCTGACTTGTTAATGTTCTCGACACTCATCACCTGGATCAAGGAGCCATTCACTAGCTCAATTTTCAGATCACTGTGCGAGATCGACCGGATCAGTTCCGGTGGGACATAGTCAATATACTTGACCCCTTCGGCATCCATGCCATTCCAGAGGATCTTCTTCCCTAACTTGAGGGTGGGGAAGAAGTGGTAATAGGACCCGACCCGCTGGAGGGCCTTTCTCAATAAGCCATTAAACGCTGTCAAATCCTTCCCGTGACGACGAGGCCAGAGGAGGATTAGCCTTTTTTGCCCTTCATCGAGGGCTTGGAAGAACGCTTTTTGGTGGGGCCACGGGTTGTAGCGGAAGGTGACTTCGGGCATTCAAATCCTATCTTCGCCATGGGTTTAATATTCTTAATCGGCTTCTCACTGATGGGCATGATGGTGCCGATGTTCTCACTATTATACTCTTCTTCGTCCCACTCATCATTCCTAATGTTCCCACGATTCGATGGAACGTCGCTCAAAGTCTTCTTTTCGAGCGTTCTCATCAAACCCACGCCTCCACTCCTTTTGTAAGAATTCGTACTGTTCCCGACTTATCTGTTGTTCATGCCGGTTGCTGTTGAGTTGTGTCGTCATCTCGTACTCGAACCGATCTCGTTTGCTTCCTCGGCTTTCGTGTAGCGGATGGTCTTCTGGATACAGGCTCACTTTTTCCATAATCTGGCATCTTTACGACAAGGGGTTGTTCAATCGTGAGGTTCTGATCCCCACGCATTTTGAGGATATCGGCCAGGGCAATCGCTGATTGACGGGCATCATTGGACGACCCGTTGGTAATATTGTCTTCCAGCTTTTCAATGACCTTTCGCCCAATCCTCTTGAAATCTGCGGTGGTTAATTCCAATGCATCCCAAATGGGATTTTTGAGTTCTGTTATCATTTAGAGACACCTCTTCTAATCTACAATGAGGGGTCTTCAAAAAAGACCCCTTATTATATAGTGCAAAAAAACGGGGTTTCATCCAACCGTTTTGTGTAACATCTATGTAAACTTTTTGGAATTCCTTATATATCAATAGGTTACAGTCGACCCCTTTGGGGGGTCTCCTTCGGACTCTGGCCTGTCGGTGAGTATGTGAGGGTTCGTCTTCGGACCCGAACAACTTAGGTAGAAACCCTGAGGTGCCCTGAACCAAAAATTGTGTGTAAGGGTATATACGCAGAGAGGAAGCTTCGCTTTTTTGCCCCACCCCAGGGGGTGTGGTAAAAATCACACACCTATCGCACTGGCGACCAATTTGATCGGAGACCCCTCCGGTCGTACCTGGCAGGGCATCCCACCACTCGAACCGCTCTCCTTAGTTATCCACAGCTTATCCACATCTGGTAGGGGTGTGGTTATAATGTCACACCAGGAAACTTGGCATGGATCTTGCATGTGAAATTATGGTATGGGTTTTGCATAAGTTGCTCAGTCGGTCGACAAGCTCCCTCCTTCGCATACACACCGATTAGCTAGGCTACGTAGTTTTACTATACGTAGTATTCCCATTGGCTGGTTAGTTGAGAATATTCTCAATAATATTTTTTTAAACTTTTTTTGTAATGTCAATAGAATCAAGAGGTTAGGTGCGAAAATAATTCCCCAATTGCCCTTGACAAACCATATATAAATAAATTACAATATATATAGTTGGTTGATTAATTAATAACAAATAAATAATTGGAGGATTCAACATGGACAACGTCTTTAAATATCAAAAAACTGAATCTGGTGATTGTGTCATTTTTACTGGTCCCGAAGCCTGCGAACAGAGGCTTTACCTTTGCAC